CTGCTCCTCTTTCTAAAGATGCTAATCTTTTTTTAGCAATAAGGGCTTGAGTTCCTAATTTACTTAATCCACTATTTAATTTAGTTAACTGTCCCTGTCCAGTAACACTAGTTTGTATGTTTAGCTTTACAGCCATTATTAATCCTATAGTTAATATAATATTATATTTATACTCAGTTAATTTGTTTATCCGTTGGTCACTTGAACATCAACAGAATCAAAGTACTTTTTAAAAGCACTCTCTATAAATTTTATTGGGGCTTGTTGTGAATGCCCATTATTAAGAAATTGAATATATGTAACACCATTAGTTACAATAATTTCTTGTGGTTTATCTTTAGGTGTAAGTATAGTAATATTTGAAGTAATACCTGCACCATTAAAATATTTTTCTGTATAACCTATATACCAAGAGTTTCTTGCTTGTCCTGTATCAACAGGTGTCATTAATTTAACATCAGCAAAAGCTTTTAAAGATCTTGCTCTTAATTCTTTTTCTATTGTTTTATCAATATCTTTATCAAGCTGATCTATAGATGATTTTAAATTAATTATAGTTATTGTCATATTACTTTACCTTTATTAATACCCTTTTTAATTCTATATTTTTGTGTACCATTACCACCTATGTTCACTTCTTTTTTAAGATTCTTAAATAAATCTTTTTCTTTTAAATTTTTTTGTGAAGTCTTATAATATGCTTCAAGTTTTTTAGTATCTCTCATAAATACCTTTCAAAAGATAGGCGGTTTTATCCGCCATATCTATTATGTTTTAGATTTTTTATTTACCATAGACTTCAAAGATTCGAAGCCTGCTTTATTTTTATTAATTTGATTATCATCGCTATCTTGTAATACTTTTAAAGAAGGAAATAAATCTTTTACATTTAAAGGTTTTGTACCTTGGTAAGTGGTTTGTGCTATAATAGCAGATCTATGATCGTCTCGCCAACCATAAGGTCTTTCTTGAAAATATTTAATCCAACCATGATATTCATTAAATGACATACTATATATTACATCTAAAGTTACACCTAATTGGTAAGCCATTTCATATTCTGCTAACTTGTCTTCCCCAACTTATCACCTTTATCATCTTTAGCACCTAAGCCATTGTAAATCAAAATTTCATTTGATAATTCTGTTAATGCTTGGATAGGAAAGTTTTCAAAATCTTTATCTTTCATATCATTAGCACCAATTACAGTTGCTTTAAATATAGCGCTAAGTGTAGATAAACCAGATATATCATCTTTATTTTTATCAAGAGTTGTTTGTAAATCTTTTACACCCTTAACTGTAAGCTGTTTTATTTCTACTTCTTGTTCCAAAAATGGAATCTTTTTAGTTATATCAACTATCTTTATGTGTTTCATTCTCTACCTTTACTTCAACCTTTTCTTCAGGTTTTTTATATAAATGTTTATTATTAATCTCAAAATCTTCCATAAGTTTTCTTATTTTATGTAAGACATCTAATGTTTCAAAGACTTCCACTTTAACTGTTGCATCTTTTAAACGGTCATACGTTTTTCTTATAGAAGTATCAATTGCTTTTTTTATATGTAAAGAAGTTATTCTTAATACATAATATTTATTAAACGGTTTATTATCATTCATTATTTATCCTTATACTATTAATATGCTGGGGATTTTACACCCCAACATAAAATATTTTTATTAATCAGCAAAAGGGCCAACGTAATCACCTTGAGTACTCATCGTAATAGTTGCCTGATTAGAATCAGTCAAGTTTGGAGAGACTTCAAATGATGCAAATTGTCCTTTTACATAAAATGCTGCGTTATCGCCTGTTTCAGCGTTTTTAACGTCTATCTGATATACATACGTATTACCATCTTGTACAAGTGCTTGAATAGCACCATGTACACTTGGTACGTAGTTTACTGTAAATTCCATAGTTGGAGCATCAGCTTGTCCTTGAATTTGAGAACTAATTGATTGTCCGTAGTTTGGTACATTTACAATATTAGCAGGTTTTCCAAAAGATGGAAATTCTCTTGCATTAGTAATTTCAGTACTACCATTAAAGTCACCACTACCAGCAATAAATGCTTGGTGAGTTGTGTCATTAGTTGGTAACGTAAAGTTACTATCTGCTTTGAATTTCAGACTAGTGAAAATTCCAGCACCTATATTTGTTATTAGAGCCATTGTTTTTTTCCTTTATATTGTGTTGGTTAAATTGAAATGAAATTAACAGTATAATTCACGTTGTATAAACCTGAATCTTTTGTGTCAACTCCAATATTGGTTATAAAGCTATTAGTTGTTTGCAGATATCCAGAAATTTCTTTCCTATCTAACAGGCTTTTTAATAAATCAGCAATTTCATAAGCACGTTTCATTCCTTGGCCTGAAGGCACAAAGATTTGACATACTATTTGACCATTAGCTGATACATCTGTATTAAAAGCAAGTTCGGATGAAAAAGGCAAAACACTAACCCGCACCCATTCATCGGCACTTAATTCGCCTTGATAGTTTGCAGGAAATGCTTTTATGTTATTTGCAGTCCAATTACTTGTAGTAAAAAGATTTTCTACAGAAGTCAATAATTGTGATATTGTTGCCATATTAAATCTCCCTTCCTACTTGAATGCTTAAAACATAACCGTTATCTTCGTATTTATTAATTGCATAAGTTTTACCGCCAAATATAACACTGTCATAGTTGTCTAAAACTTTAGAATCAATGTCAGTAGATTTTAACATTATATCTGCATTTAATCTGGGCTTATCATCATTAGTTTTATAACTTTTGCTGATAATACCTTTTATGGTAATTGGTGATGAATTTGAACTATTTACAGTTTGTGTACCAAAATTATAACCAGTAACGGTTATATTTGTAAACTGTATATCTTCAGCTAAATCTCCAATTAAACTAAATGCATTAGTAATGTTATTGTTAATAAGTGTTTTATAACTCATTAAGCACCTCCACTAACTCGAACACCACGGTTTTCTGTTGTTGATACTTCATTATAATATTTACTTACAATTTTAATAATAGAATCTGGTAACTCTTTAAAATTAGTAATTCCACTAGCAGTATCGAAGATAAGTCTTACCGATCCTACTGTTAAATCTTTAACTTTATTTTCACCAGATGCATTACTTTCAACTGTTTTCATATTAGTAATTAAATGAAGAGCCAACTCATAAGTTGCCTTTTTGATATCTTCTGGGATTGTACCATAAGAAGTAGTAGATCTATCATCTTCTAAATCTGTATAGTAGCCTGACTTATTATCGTAATAAGTTATATCTCTAGGCCAAGACAAAGGATATGAGGCAGTAGGCAAAGCCGTTCCGCCCCAATCAATATCATCGAGAATTCCAGTAGCTGTTACTAAAGCTTGTTCTACTAACGTATCTGAACTAAACCAAGTATCTGAATATAGTCTATCATTAAAATAGTCATCAGATTCTTGTATAGTTACAAATGAATTAGTTCCTTTTAGTAAAGCCATTATATTTCTCCATATCTAATAGTTATAATAATTAACCGTGAAATATAGGGAATAAACCCATTTGGTTAACATTAGTTGCATGAACAGTCCAGCTAGTTCCAAGTGCAAGGTCAGCGTTTGCAGGGTATGCAGTTGCCGATCCAGCCCATGAGAAACCTTTAGGATGCATAATATTACCCCATCTAGAGATAACAGTTATTAGTCCACCACCGTTTCCAGCTAATTCATCTCTTTCAAGAGCAGTTGGATTCGTTTGTGCAATTTCACTATAATGCACAGCAGAAGCCTTAGCTAAGAAAGAAACTTTTACACCAGAAGTAATGTTTGCAGTTAATGATTGGTTATTAACAACAAGTCTGATTTTTCCACCAAGAATAGTATTGAAGTTAAAGTTACCATCAACAACTGGAGCAACGTCAAGAACGTTTTGTTTTCTCATAGTGTTGTAAGTAGCAGTATCAACTACTAAATAATAGAAAGGCTCTTCGAACTCACCTTTAATAGCAGTAATGCCATCTAAAAGTACATCAAAGAATGCAGATCTTTTATTTGCGTTAGTCTCTAAAGAGAATAAAGCAGAAGGGTTTGAACTAGAGTCCGAACCAGTGTAATATCCAAATGTATTTACAATTCCTGCAGAATCAGAAGCACCAACAGTAGTTGATCCCCAGATTTTATCAGCAACACCATTAAGTGTTGATCTTAATTGTAGGTCTTCTCTTCTAGCTCTTACGCCAGCGAATTGAGTACCTAAATATGATAAACCATCTACTTTAGAAATTAGTTTTTGTACTGACATTTCTTCAGCAGCAATATGGTCTATATTTTTGATATAGATTGCAGATTTGTTTGATACACCCATAGTGTTTAGATTCTTATCCGTTGCAGTTTCATTTTGTTTATTGAAACCAGTAGGATCAGAAAAATCTAACCATCTTAATGTACCTGTATAATTTTCACCTGAATCAGTGATTCTTGCGTCAGAACCAACTAAAGCAGTTGAAGTTAATAACGCAGCATCGGCTCTTTCAGCTTGTGCGTAAGCAGCAATTGCCTTAGCTATGTTATTAAAGTTTGAACTTGTTACAGCCATTGTTTTTTTCCTTTTATTATTAATGTAACATAATTGTTACGGTTATTATTATAAAAGATATGATCTATTCAGACCATTCTCCGTCAACTTTGATATTACCTTTTGCGACAGCATCAAGTAATTCATCTGTTGACATCTCTTTTATAGATTTGACAGGATTGTTTCCTGAAGCAGGTTTAGCTGGATTAATTCCAGTTCCTACGTTTGCTTTTATAGAAAATAAAAATGCATTATTATCTTCCTTAGAATATGATGACACGGCATCTTCAATACTAAGTCCTGATTCATGCACCCAATTTCCCAAAGCGTCTTTCTTTAAACTTCCAACTATATCTGAATAAGCCATTTTAGCTGCTTTATCAGATCTGAAATTTAAAGAGTTAAGTTGAGTACGCACAGCGTTATCTCTGCTTAATTCTGTGTTTCTTTGTTCATAAGCTTCAAGTTTAGCGTTTACTTCATTTAGTTTCATTTGCATAACTTCAGAGTGTTTACCTTGTTTTTCTAAGGCTTCTATTTCGACTTTTTGCCTTTCGCCTTTGGCTTTTTCAACCTCGGCTAATGCAGCATCTCTTTCTGAATATGCGGAATCTAAATTCCCTTTTATATTTTTAATTGCTTTAGAAACTTCAATATCAACAAGTGATTTAATATCTACTTGTTCTGTTTTAGTTTCTTCTTGAGTTTCTTTAACTTGATTTTCTTCAATCATTATTATCTCCTTGGGACACGGCCCTTGTTATATTTATTAATGAATCTATACTTATAAACAAATATAAATTCTGTTTGTTTTTACTCATCCTTTTTTATAAATGAGTAGTCACCTACCTTACTTGCAATTTCAGGTAGTCTTAATTCAAAGCCTTCTGCTATTATTGAGAAGGAATAAATTTCATATTCATCAGTAAGTTCTTTACCAATTTTTTCAAATTTATTATAATCTTCAACAGTAAGATTCTTTTTCATTAATATATTATTAGCTTGTTCTAATAGTGTTATCATTCTTGTAACTCCTTAATTATTTCAATAAATTTAGGATCAACTAAATCAACTCTATTCTTTTGTGTATACATTGAAAAGTTTTCAGCAAACCATTCTTGATGATTAAATTTAGAATACGTAGTTGGGAAAGTTCTTTCAAATCTAGAAAGTTTTTGAATTCTTTCTTCAACTGGTGGTTTCCAACGATAATTTACTCCGTAATCTTTATTATTACCCTTAACATATTTCATTTGATGAACATGATGACCAAATTCGTGATACATTGAACTTCTTATTACATCTAAATCAGTACTATTTTTTAAGTATTCATCAGAAATAAAAGGTCTGTCATATTTCCTACCTTTTTCTTTACCAAAATCAATAGTCTTATCTCCGTACTTCCAACCTTGATATTGAGAAGCAGTTACTTTTGAGTTATTCATAAGATTACGATATCTTAAAGTTTTCTCAATACCTTCTTGTCCAATACGTTGACCAGTTAGTTGTCTAATGTTTATATTTAAAACACCATCACCCATAGACATTAAATAATTACCTTTTCGACTTGCCCTTATACCTCTTAATCTAGGTATACCATATTTATCAGCTAGTTCATTTAGTTCTTCAAATATTACAGATACTTTAGTTGCCATATCATCACTCATATCAGCTAAGTTAGTTTTACCTATTCCATCAACATCTAAGGAAGATGCACTAAATCTTGTTCTAGGTTTACCATTCTCATCTAAAGGATATCTTTTATCTAGTTTAGCTTTTTGGACATTTCGATCAATATTTTTTCTAGCTTGATCTAAAGTTATTATTTTAATATTTTTTTCCATAATAGGATCAGATACTGAAG